ACTTCGTGCCACGTAAGGGTGTCATGACCCGTTACGCGAAGAAGATGGTTCGTCCAGATATGTACGGATTAGTCGTTGTGCGTGGTCTCTTAGGCGAAAGCGGAGCTACTAGCTAATAATCATTGATTAATAAGCTATAGTCTGCAAAACGCAGAATAATGCAATACAGAATGCCCTCATCTTGAAAAAGGTGGGGGCATTCGTACATAAAAAACTATTTATTATTAAGCTACAAGTGTGGCTTACCATTATGTTTTTAACATGATTATAAATGGAGGGTTTTAAACAATGGGTTCAAAAAGAGTGGGTTTGGCAAGAACCCAAAAATTAATTGAGAATTTAAAAAGAGAGTTAGACCTTAACTCCTCTACTATTAACAAAGCTAAAGGTGTTGAGTTATGTGAGTACAGTGATGCTACTGCAATTCCAGTTGCACAGCAAGATAATGATCTTTGGTCTGTGTCGCTTCCGGCTAATGCTTTAATTACTGATGTTGGTTATATGGTTGAAAGTGCAAATGTTAACGTCGATAGTAGTGGTACAGTTAGTATCGCTTTTGGCGATTCGTCAGGTGCTGGAGATATCGTAGCTGCTGTTCAAGTTAACCAAACAGCGGCAGATCTTGCTAACGGCGTTTCGCAAAGCGTTGCAGCAGGCAATCTTCCGCACGCTAGTGGTGGAGCACTTGGTTTCGCACCAGCAGCACCATTATATCAATCTGCAGCATCTACAATTTACATGCGTGTTACTGTAGGCGGTGCCGATCTTGCTGATGCTAACGGAAAGGTCCGTATGTTTGTTAAATATATTATTGTTAGCTAAGGCAAAACTCTAATAAAATAAATTTTTTACATTTTCCCCCCTTTCTTTTAGATTAGGGGGTTTTTGTTGAAAATGACGATCTTGCAAAAAATACCGCCGCCAATTTTTTGAGATTTTCGTTTTTATATAAATGATACTATTTACATTAAGCGATACCGCATTACAAGGAGATACCCCATGGGAAAGAAAAGAAGAGCGCTTAATAATCCTAGCAAGTTTACTGTTTTACACAATATACTAAAAGGCAACAATAACACGAATGAAGTTGTTGCTCCAGAGCCCGTTGTAACAAAAACAGTAGAAAAGAAAGTCGTTCCCGTTTTGGAAAAAACTGAAACTGTCGAGCCTGTAGTTGAAGAAGTTGTCAAGCCAGTTGTTAAAAAGACTGTAGCGAAAAAAACCAAAACTTCTACCACAAACACTCAACAAACAAAACAAACAAAAGCAAAAACCAGAAGAACTCGTAAAGTTACTAAAAAATAGTCTTTAATATCTTATTGGTCGCGTTATGGTCAGGGGATTTTGTTTATCGGTTTACTATTTAAGTAATAGGAGGGCGCTGCATGCCTACAAACCTTACACCTAAATCTGAAACTAGCGCTATTGTTCTTACATCTACTGGAAGCACCGCACTGGTAACGGATTCGTTGCCTTTCGGTGTTTATAACGACTCTACAGAGTTCTTAAGCGGTGCGTCTGCACAGGTTGCTTACACTTATAAAAAACTTGGTGGCGATGTTGTTGACATCGAGCTTACACCATCAAATGTCTATGCTGCATACGAAGAAGCAGTCTTAGAATATTCTTACATTGTTAACCTTCATCAAGGTAAGAACGTATTATCAACAATACTCGGCACTCAGACAGGCACCTTTGACCACAAAGGTGGTATCACTGGTGGTCCTGCTAGTGCAAGCTTAAAATACCCAAGATTTAGCTT